AGGTATAAAGAAATTTTGGAAGTAATCTTCCATCATATTGAGCCACTTATCTAAGTTATTAAGATAAACTCCAAAGTGCCAATCAGTAGTAATAAATACTCGCATTCATTTGAAATTATTTTCAATTTATAGTCGAAAATTGAAGATTGGTTTAATACATTTACCGTTTCAGAATATTTACAAGTTTTTCTAAAACAATTTCTGTCTTTTCTAAACTCAAAATCAGAATCAAACTTGGATTTAAGACACCTATTACAAAGTTTATCTATAATACTCCCATATATAACAAGAAAAAACCCTCTAAAAAATTAGAGGGTTTAAATTTATTAGTATCCAGAAACAAAAGGAGGTTGAATAGTAAAGTTGTTATCAATGTACTCGTCAATCCAGTAATCACAAACAAATTTAGCTGCGCAACTTTCCCAAATTCCTTGACCAGACCAATCCATATCAGGAGAAGCAACTGATGTAATTTGAGCATTTTGAAAAGTAACTCTTCTCAAAACAAGACCCTTTTTATCATGTTGGTTTACAATAATTGTTCCAATGATATCAGCCTTATAATGTAGATAACCATTTTGTGAATTCCAAACTAAATCGTACCAAGCTCTTAGTGTATTCCAAGTTTCCATAGATCCTTGACTATTAACGTTAACGTTAAAATCAATATCAAGATCTACTGATGATTTATCAGGACCCGCGTTTACGAACATACGGCTTGAATATTTGAACTTTTGCTCAGTAGTTGCTATATCTTTGTTAGTAACACCTAAGCTTACTTTTTTAGCTTGTTGTAAAAGTAACACAGGATCTCTACCCTGAGCTTGTAATATTGTAGGTAACACGAATGTTATCTCAAACAGATTTAAATAAACCGGTTCTTGTGGTTGTGTTCCAGGACCACCAGGTGATCCGGTCATTTGGAGTTGAGTGAAGTGCGGTAGTGGCATAGTCTAAATTATTTTTATAATATATATTTTGATATATTAACTCTCTAATATACTTAACAATAAATATGTCTAAAAAATTGCACTTTTCATATTTAGTATGTAATATATACTAAATATGAGATGCAATTTTAGATATTGTAATAGAGAGATAAACTATGGCAGACCAGATAGGAAGTTTTGCAATAAAAATTGTAAAAGCAAGGAGAATAAAATATTATCCGAAATAAAAAAACTGAATAGGAAATCTAAAAAGACTAAAGATTTTATCGAAAGATCGAACAAAATACATAATAATAAATTCATATATGATTTGGTAGTTTACACTAACTGCCGATCAAAAGTAAAAATAATATGCCCAATTCATGGTATTTTCGAACAAAAAGCAAGCAATCATCTCCACAACGGATATGGATGCGACTCTTGTGCAAGAGATGATCACAAACTAACTCAGTTATCAAAAGAAAGATTAGAGAATCTTAAAAGAATACACAATAACAAATATGAATATAAAGATTTATCAGTTATAAAAGGATTTATAAATATCATTTGTCCAAATCACGGAATCTTCACTCAATATCTATACTACCATGAATACGGACACGGATGTGCTGAGTGTAATTCATCATCAAGAGGTGAAGATTATATTAAAAATTATCTAGAAAATAATAATATTTGTTACATTAGAAATCACATTTTTGATGGATGTAAGAATAAGAAGGGTTTAAGGTTCGACTTCTATCTCCAAGAGTTGGATACTATAATAGAATATGATGGTGAACATCACTTCAAAGAGAATAAATATTTTGGCATTGGTAATTTAGAATATGTTAAGAAAAACGATGAAATTAAAAATAGATTTTGTCAAGAAAATAATATTAAAGTGATTAGGATACCATATTATGATTATGATAAAATAGATGACATACTCTCTATTATTCAACCATACAAGGAAAAAAAGATATAACTATATATAAACTATAAAAAATAATAATTAATATGGCAGATAATTTATCAGAAGAAGACTATCTCAAAAAACACATAAAAGATTTAGAAGGTGGAAATGAGAAAGTAAATCCAAATCAAAATATGTTTGACTTTGTAACTCAAACACAACCTAATACAAATCGTGTAACCGATTTACAATTTCTATCTTTCGATATTAAAGAATTACCATGTGGCAAATTTTATCCACAAGGCACTACTTTTCTTGTAAGAGCAGCTCAAGTAAAAGAAATCCAATCATATTCAATGGTTGATGATAATAATTTCTATGATATCGTTGAGAAAATGAACGATATGTTACAAGCTTGTATTCGTGTAAAATATGTAGATGGAAAAATGGGAACTTATTTAGATATCAAAGATCAAGACAGATTATATCTAATATTCCTTATTCGTGAATTAACCTTTCAACAAGGAAATGCTTTAGCAGTAAATGTAAAATGTACTTGTGGTGCTGACAACTCAATCGAATTGGTTCGAAAAAACTTTAGATTTCATGAAATCGATGAAAAACTTGATAAATTCTATGATAAAGGTAAAAGTTCCTTCTCATTCACAACTGTAAATGGTAAAGAATTTGAATTAACTCCACCAAATATCGGTTTACAAAAGTCCTTTGCTGACTATATCATCAAGGAAAATAATGAAAAAAGACCACCAAACTTAGCATTCTTAAAAATCATTCCTTTTATGTTAAATGGTAGAACTGCTATCACTTATGAAGGAATTAAAGTTAAATTGAAAGAATTTGAAGATTTAGATGATATTTCTTTCCAATTCTTAAATGCAGCTGTAAGTAAAATGACTTTTGGTGTTAAAGAATTATCTAACAATTGTACTGCGTGCGGAGTGGAGGTCCGCACTGATATGACATTTCCCAACGGAGCGTCAGGTATTTTCGTTGTTCATGATGCCTTTGAGACCTTTATTAAAAAATAAACTCTTACTTCAAAAACACTATCACGTACAAGAAGAAGCGATTGATAATTGGCCTTTCTGGATGCTTGAAGAAAACATCTCAATTGTTAATGAATTAAGTGATGAAGAAGAAAAGCAAAGAAAGAAACAAGAGGAACAACAACAAGGTTCACAACCAAACTTTAATCCAAGCTCTTACATGAACAACATGAATAGTATGGTAAATAAATTCAAATAGTAAAATATCTTAAAGACGCCTCAGAAGGATTAAAAATAAAAAACCCAGAGAAAATTCTCTGGGTTTTTTTAGTCAAATACTCCTATTTAAATAAAAAACCCAGATATTTCTATCTGGGTTTCAATTTTTTATTCTTGATTAAGATGTGATGAAACCACCAGCTTGAATAGCTCCAGTTCTCAATATTGTAATATTATTTACAATGATTCCCATACCCTTAATCGGTTCAACATAAGTGTCTAAAACACCGATTTGGTTATCTATAATCTCAGATGTGTTATTCTCTTCGTCACACTTGTTAAAGTAATTGTAAAGACCATTTTTAGAAACGTATTTCTCACAAATTACATCAGCTCTCAACTTAATTTCAGCTCTGATTTCAGGAGTGTTAAACTTCCATTGGAAATCTAATAACATTCTTGATAATTCTCTTTCAAGTTCAATCAATACTTCTCTTACGTGTATGTAAGAAAGAGCGGATCTGTAAAGAGTTTGAGCTGTATTTTCAGTTTCGATGATATAACCTCTATTTCTCTTGAACACGATTGGGTTCATTTGAGCTTGGTTAAGGTTTTCAATATCAGTTGGAGTAAAGTCACCTTCAAGTCCAGCGATATTTGTGATTCTACCATTTGTTACACCAGCAGCGATTGTCCAAGGAACAATTGTTGTAACTGTTGAGTTATGTTTTCTCATAAAAGTTAATCCAACATAAGCTGAAGGCGGTACATCAACTGGTCTACCATTATCATTTACAGTTAAGTAAGGTGTAAAATAACCAACTGATGATACACCTCGTCCGTCTCCGAATGAGTAAAGGAACGCTGGGCTACTTTCTGGGTCTCCACCTTTAGCTATAAACTCTGTCTGTAATACCCCTTCTGCGTTTACGAATGAAGGAGAAGAAGAGTTTTTGAAACTTCTCAATGATGGCATATTTAAGATACCAAAACAGTCAAGTCTGTCCCCACAAATGTCTACCAATTGTTGCTTACTTCTTTCAGTTAAACCTAAACCAAATGAATCGATTAAGTATCTGAAGTCAAAGGCTTCTTTGTTTGTTACAGCTTTGAAAAGTGGTGTACCTTTCGCAACTAAATCAAGAATTGCTTGTTGTTTAGCTTCTGTACCATCAG